GATTTCATCTGGAAATGTTTCAATTGGCAACGCAAATCCGTCAGCCAACACCCTCACTGTTGGGAGCAACTTGTTTGTGACGGATGGTGGGTCGAATGTGTTGACGGTAAAAGGGAACATTTCGGCAGCGTATTTTACAGGTAATCAGTCGTTATTGACTGGTAACCTCATTTCAAACGGTGCCATCATACAAGGCAACTGTTCCATTGGCAACGCCTTGTACTCGGCCAACACCCTCACTGTTGGGAGCAACTTGTTTGTGACGGATGGTGGGTCGAATGTGTTGACGGTAAAAGGCAACATTTCGGCAACGTATTTTTCTGGAAATGGTTCTTTATTAACAGGTGTTAATACTGCATCAAACCTAGCCCAAGTTGTCAACAATGGAAATGCAACTTCTAACACCGTTTTGTTTACAAATGCAACAACTTCCTTGGTCGCATCAGGAAATATAATAGGGTCTATCGCTGGGTCAAACACCATTAACGCGTTGACCATTTCTGCAACAACACATACGGGTAATGTGGTTGCTTCGAACATGTATGGCCAAATTTTGGGTTCAAACACCATTAATGCGTTGACCATTTCGGCAACAACCCTGAGTGGCAATGTGGTTGCAAGCAACCTGTACGGTCAGATTTTGGGATCAAACACCATCAACGCTCTAACGGTGTCGGCAACAACCCTGAGTGGCAACATAGTTGCTTCGAATGTAATCGTTTCTGGAAATGTTTCAATTGGAAACGCAGTTGCGTCAACCAACACCCTCACGGTTGGGAGCAACTTGTTTGTAACCGACTTGGGTTCAAATGTTTTGAGTGTCAATGGGAACATTTCGGCAACGTACTTTTTGGGTAATGGGTCATTGTTAACGGGTGTTTCTCAAGGTATCACAACGACATACACACCACTTGGATTGTACTCTGGTCAGGGTGCAACACAGGGGGCAAATGCAGTTTCCATTGGTACAGTGTCAGGAAATGTAAGTCAAAATGCATTTGCAATTGCAGTTGGGAGTTTAGCTGGATACTCAGCCCAAGGTTCGTATGGAATTGCCATTGGGTCGACTGCTGGGTCGAATGCTCAAGGTGCCAATACGGTTGCAATTGGTGTGAACGCTGGTCAAAGTACACAGGGTGCTGGTGCACTTGCGATTGGACCAGGTGCGGGGCAGTCGAGTCAAGGCACATTTGCAATTGGAATTGGTCAGCGGGCTGGTCAGTCGAGTCAGAATACTTTTTGTATCGCAATTGGGTACGACAGTGGAAGATATACTCAGGGTCCGTATGGAGTTGCATTCGGGTCGAATGCGGCATCGAATGCTCAGGGTGCACAGTCAGTTGCGTTTGGAAATACCGCCGGACAATTTAGCCAGGGTGTGAACTGTGTCGCCATTGGACAAAATGCTGGACAGGTGGGTCAAAATGCATATGCAGTTGCCATTGGAACAAGTGCTGGTCTGACTACACAGGGTTCGTATGCAATTGCCATTGGGTACCAGGCTGGCTTGACGAGTCAGACGAATCAAAGTATCGCCATAAATGCTACATCGGTAGCACTCAATCCATCTGGTTCTGGGTTATATATCAATCCTATACGTACGATTACAAACGTGACAGGGACACTGTATCCTCTTCTATACAGTAATACGTCATTCGAGTTTGCGTATAGCAATACATCATCTGCACTGACATTTGCAACGTCGACTGGTACATTAAGCGCAACTGCGTTCAATAGCACATCAGATCGTTTACTCAAAACTGACATCAAGGAATTACCTTTGGACTATTCCAAAAACTTGGTGTCAAAATTAAAACCGGTTCAATATTCATTTAAAAATGATCCAACGACGGTGCGCTTTGGGTTTATTGCCCAAGACATTGAAGAGGTTTTGGATGGGGAAAAACTTGGTATGCATTACAGGGATCCTGAAGGGAAGAATCCACAGGCGGTCAGTTATCAAGAATTTGTAGCCCCTCTTGTAACAATTATTAATGATCTTTTGAAACGAGTTGCCATGCTCGAGCAAAAGCTTGATTTGGATTTCAAGTTCTCCTAAAAAGAGAGAACGTGAAACACAAGAAACGTACGTTTTTTCTTACTTTCCTGACATGTCTTTAACAGACAGCCCAATAACACCAATAACAAAAAACATAAGGAGCCAGCTGCACTCTGTGGTGTCAGCGAGAGCCTTTTGTTGAGGTGCATTCGGCACCGCCGGTGATACTGCCGGTGCTAAAAGCTTTGGTGGGGGAGGGATGTCATCCAGAGGAGCATATGCTATCATTTATACTTGAGGGACATTTTTTTATTTTTAAATGCTAATCTCATTCTTCTTCGCCTTGCTGGCCTTTTTTGTGGTTGGCTTGATGCGCACATCCTTCACCTCACCGCCGGTTGAATCCCCGGAAATGGATACAATGTCAGAAATGGAATCATCGTCCGATTCTGGAACTGGGGTCAACTTTGCTGTACTGTTCATCGGAGGAGGGGGTGGCATCATAATCCCACCCATCAAACTGGTAATGTCAAACCCAGGACCCTGCATCTCCCTCCGGCCATTTTCATCAACCCTCGACTTTACAGGGGCGGTTGTGGGGTCCTTCTTTGTGTTCTGAACCGCCTCAACCATGCTCTTGACGAGATCGGGGTTTTGTTTCATGACGTCATTCATGTTGGGCATGGCCGCCTTGAACATGCTGTTGGTCAAGTGGAACATCATGGCGCTTCCTCCGAGCATCATAATTAATTTAACCTCTGGTGCCATGTTCACCTTGGTCTTGTACTTGTTGTACAGCTCTTCAAACACAGAATCGTAATCGTCTAAATTTTCCATGACGGTTTCGGACCATCCATCCAGATGCACTTCGAATGGGTTGTACCGTTTGTTCAAAAACTCGAGTCCCGAGACGCACGCAACGAGCATGCGTCTCGAGAACTTGACCGACTGCTCAACCTCGATCGTGTACATGATGCGCCTGTACTCTGTGCGCAACTCTTGAATGCTTGAATAGGCGTTCAGGCGCTTGTTTACAGCAAACCCCTTTTTCCCGAGACGAGCCAGCTTGTTGAGCAAATCAGCCTTTTCATCTTCAATCGACGTGTACCCTTCAGAAGGTCCATCATCTGGTTCAGCGTAGCCACCGCCACCACCGTCATCAGGCATATCCTGATCCATAAACTGCTCCTCATCGCCGTAGTCGATTTCCGCGTCAGGTGGTGGACGAGCAGGTGGAACTTGTTTTGATGGGTTTATAAAGGCTCCTAAATCTGGTTCAGCAAAAGCAACCGACCGTTTGGGAGGTGCTGGTGCAAACTTTACAACACGCTTTGGGATCCGTGGTTCAGGTGCACTGATTTCAATTTCATCCATGAGCGCCTGCTCAGTGTCATCCAACTTCATAACGGAGACACCGCGGTCTAATACAATGTCATCCATTTTACTCCCTCATAAGAAATGTTTGCATTTTCTTTAACGCGCTTGGAAAAAAATATCAACGAGTAATAAACAAATGAAGACTGACTACTCCAAATCTGCCATGTATGGAATCCTGATTTCCGTCGTCGTTCTCATCATCGTTGTCGTGCTGTTCAACCCCGTGCCCAAAAAGTCAAAGTATGGGTACGGACCTCTTGACCCAACGCCCGTTAAGATTCAGGAGAAGAATCCCAAGGGTCCCAAATCAATCTTTGATCTCCAATACAAGCTGGATTGCGTCCCAGGACCAACTGCATCCGCTTCAAACTACACGAAGAGCCTGACTCCAGGTGGGTTCTGCGGAGCTGGTCAGTGGGTTGCCAGTCAGGCAAATTACACAATCACCGGCGGAATTGGTGGGACGTTGCTCGATAATTAAAATACCGTCAAAAAATAAATAGATGGAGGACATTAGTGTTAAAAACATCTTTGCATCCTCTGAAAATCGTGATTCAAACTTGTATCCGTATGGTAATTCATATACATTGTACTTGGGTACGCCCGTCAAGCAAATCAAAAAGGTTGAGCTCGTGAGCGCTTCGATCCCTAATACACTGTACAATATTACAAATGGTTCAAACCTCATGGCATTGAGTAATGTAGCTGGAAAATTGATAACGTTTTCCATTCCAAATGGATTTTATAGCGCGTCGGGTCTCGCCAGTGAAATTGGAATGGCAGCCGGAAACGCGACAGGAGTATCCGTCCAATACATTTCAAA